TCAAGATGATTTGGTGGACACTTTTCTTTTAAGGTCATTGAATGGAATGATGGTTGCCTGATTATCAAGGCTTCCCATTTCTTCAAATTTGTCCACAGCTTCACTTTTCATTCTTTCTGTTACATGAACATAGGTTTCAAGTGTTGTTCTAACATTGCCATGCCCTAACCTGTCAGACACAGCCTTTACAGGAACACCTGCTTCAATCAACATAGTTGCGTGTGTGTGCCTTAATGCGTGGAAATTGAAGTGTATGCCAAGTTCACAGTTGATAACCTTGGATGCATATTTGATTGTGTCTGAACCACGATATTCACCATTTTCTTTTATGAACACAGGGAATGTTCTTTCCATAGGTATTTCAAAATCCATATCCTGCATTGGAATCACTCTTTGCACTTTTCTGTTAGTGGTAGTGATTTCATCCTTCAAGTATTGCTTGGTGTATAATTCAGCATAGGCAATTTCGTTTTCTTCTTGCCATTGCTTGTATTCCTTCAGAGCATTTAGAAGTGTGCTGCCTATATCAATAGTTCTGTATGATGATTTAGTCTTGCAAGCACCAAAATACCATTTTGTTGTGGACTTTCCACGAATACCACGTTTCTTTCCACCTTCAGACACTTTGCCTTCTTTTTCAATCTTCTTGGCAATCTTGTTCACTGTCAGCTTCTTATTCTCAAAGTCGATACAATCCCATGTAAGCCCATATACTTCTGACACTCTCAATCCTGTGTAGTATGCAGTAAGAATGGCATAGTAAGTAGAAGGTGAACCTTTGAACCTATCCAGGATCATGTTCACATTGTCCTTTGTTAGTATGATGATTTCTTCAGCATCTGCATCAGGTGACATATTAGGAAGGCACACATCTTCAGCAGGGTTTGATTGAATTAATTTTGCAGTTACCTTGGCATATTTGAAAGCACCTTTCAGAACTTTCAGTATATTTTTCATAAATGACTTTGAAAAGCTATTCTTAACATATATATCATTAATTAGTTCCTGAAGGATAAGAGTGTTCACAGCCTTCAGTCTGTAATGCCCTATTCTTGGCTTGATATGCTTCTTAATGATGTTTTGGTAAGCTGTCATAGTAGAATCAGCAATATTCATCTTGCAATAGTTATTCAGCCAATAATCAAGATAATCAGAAACAGACACTTCAGAAGGCTCAAATCTTAAACCTGCATTGTTATATTCAGCCATTGCCTTTGTTCCTGCAATTTCAGCTTCCTTCTTTGTCCTGAAACCTGCCTTTGTTATATGCTTTCTTTTGCCATCTACTTTTGCACCTTCAAAACGATATTCCCAATTAGGGGCTTTTTGCTTGCCATCTTTATCAAATTTATCTTTGTTTCTGTTCCTTATGTTTAATTTAGCCATAAATAAACACTTCCTTTCTTTATTAAGTACAATATAATGTACTTAATAAAATTTACCATTGATTTGTATGAATTATCTGATATAATAATAAAAGAACGTTTGTTCTGTAAGAAAGGGGGAAGCAAATTGAATCAATACATAGAATATCAAAAAAATCAAATCATCAAAAAACTCCCACACATTACAGATATAGAATTGCTTCAATTAATATATGGCTTAGTAATGGAACATGAAGAATCTAATCAAGAGGAATACCCATCAGCTTCATAAGCCCTTCAAGCTGTTCTTGGTTCAGATGACTTAATCTTATGACAAGTTGTCTGAACTTTTTTTCTGTTTTGAGTTTATCCACCAATTCCACAAATTCATCATTCTTCTTCTGTTCCAAAGGTCTTTCCATTGGAACATCAAAGCCCATCAGCCATGCTTCAGACACATCCAGGTATTTTGCTATTGCATACAACCTTTTTGAATCCTTAATAGTTCTGTTTCCTGATAAATATTGACTTACTGCTGATTTTGGGATTTTCAAATCCCTTGCAAGGTCAGCAGCCTTCTTTCTTCTTAAATCAAGAGCCATTTGAAATCTGTCTTTAAGTTCTGCTTTTTCATTCATATACAATCACCTTCCTTTGTTGGAGTAATTACATAATAGCACACTACGTGAACTATTTAAAGTAAAAGTTTACAAAAATTAAACTTTTGTATTGACACAATTATATTGTTATGCTAATATAACAATAGTTCACGAAGTGAAAACCACAAAATAATGTGCTTCACTATTTGTGAACACGAATTGTAGTGATACATATTTTTTTAAAATAATAGTTCACACTTTGTGAATGGAAAGGGGGCAAAAAAATGAAGTTTGATTATAGCAAGCTTAGAGGAAGAATCATTGAAAAGTTTGGAAGCATAACAGCATTTGCAAAAGCATATGGACTTTCTTTGATAACTATGTCAAAAAAACTAAATGGAAAAGTTGCGTTTTCGCCTGAAGATATTGTGAGAATGTCAGCACCTGAATTTCTTGATATTCAGCCATGTGAATATCACGAATATTTTTTTGTGCATATGGTTCACGAAATGTGAATTGAGATAGAAAGGATGTGCTGCAATGGAAGATATGCTTTACACAGTGCCTGAAGTGGCTGAAATACTAAAAACCAATGTTGACTATGTATATAAGTTGCAAAAGGCAGGGCTTATCAAATTCATGAAGATAGGCAGGTTTAAATGCAGAAAATCCACATTGGAACAGTTTCTTGAAAAATATGATGGATGTGATATAAGCGATCCATTCAATGTGAAACAAATCGAAGAAGGAAGGTGAAACGAATGATGAAACACAAGATATTCAAAATCATAGCAATCATCTGTGCAATAGTTGCTTTTGTCTGCATTATGGCACTTAATTCACAATCATTAATGCCTGCTTGTATATGTTTAGTTTGTCTTTCTTATTTAGGCATATACACAACATTTAGGGGGTGTGAACATTGAGTTTTACAGATGATCCAATATTGGACTTTGCAAGGCATGATGCAAGACAGCAGGCACAGTTGGAAAGACAACCAAGGTGCTGTCATTGCAGGGAACGCATACAGGATGATTATTGTTACAGAATTAATGATGTGATTTATTGTGAAAATTGTCACAATGATGAATTTCGAGTTTGGACAGATGATGTGATGGAGTAGGTGAGAGGATGCAACAAGAATATACACAATTAAATCTTGCTTATGAAATGGAAAAGAAGAACAGCAAAGATCATGTGGCTACACCAAGATATGTTGTTGAAGATATTTATAAGCTGATACATATTGAAGATTTTCACTCTATATGGTTTCCCTTCAATAACTATGATAGCGAGTTTAAATTGAAGGCTGATGAATTGAACCTGAAATATAAGGCAACACACATCTTTGACGATTTAGGCAATGATTTTTTTAAGACAGAGCCACCTGAAGATTGTGATTTGCTGATAAGCAATCCACCATTTTCAATTCAGAATGACATTATAAAAAGGACATTTGAATTGATAGATGAAGGGAAGATAAAAGCCTGTTGTTTGTTGTTGCCACTTGCAACATTGGAAACACCTTCAAGGGCAAATATCTATGAAAAATATGCAGACAAGCTATCAATCTTGATATTCAAGAAAAGAATCAAATTCTTAGGGCATACACAGGTGTTCAATAAGGGTTGCTGTTGGATATGTTACAACATTAAACCTTTACTGAAAAATCGTATTTATTGGCTGTAAAGGCAGGTGATGAAATGCTTGTGAACATCAGAGAAACACTTGAAAGAGTGGTTGAAGTAGATTCCATAGAAGAAGCAGAAAGAAGATGGAATTTAGGTGAATTTATGCTTGATGATAGAGATTTCAAGCAAGCAGAGTTCACAGAGTACAAAAGCAATTAAAAATACAAAAGATACCTACATTTTAAGATTTTGAAAGGGTATCACAATGAAAGAATTTAAAAGCTTTTACAAAGAAGTAACAGGAAACGAAGGTGGCAAATGCCACTATAACAAAAGACTTGATACATACGGATGTGGATGCCAACACGATTGTTCATATTGCTATGCAAAAAGCTTGTTGGATTTCAGGAAGCTGTGGAATGCAAATGAACCATCAGTGGCAGACATAAGGAAGATTGAAAGAAAGATTGCAAAGATTCCTGAAGGCACAATCATCAGGCTTGGTGGAATGACAGATTGTTTTCAGCCATTGGAAGAGAAGATGCAGGTTACAAAGGCAACTATTAAGCTTTTGAACAAACACAGAATAGGTTATTTGATAGTGACTAAATCTGACTTGATATGTGATTACATTCACATTCTTGACAAGGACTTGGCACATATTCAAATAACAACAACTTGGATTCCATGTGAAAAGGCAGTAAGCACAGAAAGAAGAATCAGGGCTATAGAAAAGCTTTATGAATTAGGCTTTGATGTGGCTGTCAGGTTATCCCCATATGTTCCACAGTTTGTGGATTTTGACAGGCTGAACAGTATCAAGTGCAACAAGATAATAGTTGAATTTTTAAGGGTGAATCATTGGATCAAGAAATGGTTGCCACTTGATTATTCAGATTACACAGTGAAGCAATCAGGATATGAACACTTGCCACTTTCTACGAAGATTCAATATCTATCAAAAGTTACAGGATTTGACGAAGTTTCTGTCTGTGAAGATGTTGATGAACATTATCAGTATTGGAAAGAAGCTGTGAATCATAACAAGAAAGATTGCTGCAATTTAAGAAAGTAGGGATAAACAATGGCTAATTATGGCTTAACAGATTTAGTGGCAACAGTAACACTTCCCAAATCAGAGTATGAAGAACTGGTAAGGGATAGTGAGAAAGTACAAGTAATAGAAAGATATATGCAAGGAAACAAATATGCTTCCACAACAGATATAGCAGCAATATTGGGGATTAAGGATGGTGAAGAATAGATGGCATTAAAAACGTATGACGAATTAAGGGAAATTGATGTTACACAGTTTTGTGAAAAAAGGGATGGAGTTGATTATCTGCCTTATAACAAATGCATAGATTTACTTCATGAAAATGGGGCAGAGAGTGTGTATTTTTTACCTGTTCCAAATCCTAAGAATGGAAGCAGCTTATATGAATCTGACACAGTATTTTCAGATAAAAATGGAATTACTAACAGATGCTATGAAACAAAAATTGAAATTCACATTGATGACAAAGTTTATTATATGCAATCACCTGTTATGAATGGTGCAAATCCTGTCAAGGACAACAGCATGAGCCAACAGAGAGTGTGGAACAGCATGACAAGATCATTTGTAAAGGCTGTTGCAATGTATACAGGGCTTGGATTCTCTTTGTGGCTAAAAGAAGAAGAAAACGACAGAAAAGCACAGGCACAGGCTGATACATACCATGACATTTTAAAGGTTCAGGAAAGAGTTTTTGAAACTGTAACAGCTATTCAGAAAAAAGGTGGATTGTCAATTTCAGATATAGCAAAGCAAATGGAAAGAACAGAAGAAGAGTTCAGACAGTATATGAATTATTACAAGATTCTTGATGCTGTGGAAAAGAACCTGAACCACATATTGAGAAATTGCAATGATAAGTGATAAAGACAGATCAGGTTATATTGGGGCTAGTGATACACATTATGTGATGGGGAATTGGAACACTAAAACATTTGCTAAATGGTGGCAAGTGAAATTGGGATTGCTTCAAAACAACTTCACTAATGATGCAATGATGGCAGGCACAGCCTATGAACATAAAATACTTGATGCATTAAATATACCTGGACTTGAAATGGACAAGCAAATCATAATTGGCAGATTGCGTGTCAATTTAGATGGAAATACAAGTCAGAAGATATATGAAATAAAAACACATAATGCCAATAAGCCTTTCAAGGTGTCTGCCAATTATAGAATGCAGGTGAATGTTGAAATGTATGCAGCAGGCATCCATGAAGCAGAGATTGTGGCTTATGCATTATTGTCTGAAGATTACAACAATTATTTCAGGGATATTGATGCTGAAAGATTATCACATCACCAAATAGCCTATGATGAAGAGTTTATAAAAAGATATGAACCAAGAATGTTATATCTTTGCGAGTGTATGGAAAAGGGGATTTTTCCACAGGAAGGGGGCTTTTGATGGAGTTCACTGGAAAATTGAAAGATGTGTCAAGAGATTGGCAAACAAATCAATACAACATAACCTTCACAATTAATGAACCATCTGTTGTGAATGAGATTGAAAACATAAAAGATGTGGACAAGCTTTCTATCAAAGCTGTGAAATTCAGGCAGAAAAGAAGCCTTGATGCAAATGCTTTGTTGTGGGTATGCCTTCAGGCTATTGCAACAGCATTAAGGGCTGACAAGTGGGATATATACCTTCAAATGTTGAAGAGGTATGGCAAGTATACACCTGTTTGTGTAAAGCCAAATGCAGTTGAAGCAGTTCAAAAGCAATGGCGAGAAACAGAGATATTAGGTGAAATCAATATTAATGGTGAAGTTGCTGTTCAGATGCTTTGTTACTTTGGATCAAGTACATACAACACCAAAGAATTTTCAGTGCTGCTTGATGGTGTAATAAGTGAAATGAAGGAAATGGGGCTTGATACACCAACATCAGAGGACATGAAAAGGTCGCTTGAACAGTGGGAAAGGATGCAGAATGGACAGCATAATTCAAGATAACAAGCAATGTTTTGTTTGTGCAAAACCTTACGATCTGCACAGCCATCACATCTGTTATGGCACTTCCAACAGGAAGCAATCAGAAAAGTATGGTCTTAAAGTATGGTTGTGTGTAAATCATCATACAGGTGCAGAAGGTGTTCACCACAACAGGGATTTTGACATTGAATTGAAGAAGATTGCACAGACATATTTTGAAGCTACACATGGAACAAGGGAAGAGTTCAGAAGTATTTTTGGAAAAAGTTATTTATAAATAAAAATAAAAAATCGAAAGGAAAACAAGGTTGGTCGACCATAAAATCATGATTCCCTTTCGGTGAGTTATGAAAGTATTAAGTTTATTTGATGGAATTAGTTGTGGAAAGGTTGCATTTGAAAGGGCAGGTATTACAGTTGATGAATATTTTGCAAGCGAGATAGAACCAAACGCAATAAAGATTTCAAAAAAGAATTACCCTGAAATTATACAAATAGGGGATATTGAAACATTACACTATGATAAACACACACAAACACTATATAAGAATTGTGAAACAGAAGTAATTGTTGATGAAAATAATGTTGTTAAAAACCTTATATGGATTTTTGGTGAAAAAGTAGTTACAGGAAAAATTGATTTAGTTATAGGTGGAAGTCCTTGTCAAGATTTAAGTGTATATAAGTTTGATAGGGGAGAATGTACAGGGCTTAGAGGAACTAAAAGTGGCTTGTTTTATCACTATCAAAGACTTTTAACAGAAATAGAACCTACATACTTTTTGCTTGAGAATGTACCTATGCAGAAAGTATGGGAAGATGTTATCAGCGATCTGTTAGGAGTTCAACCTGTAATGATAAATTCAAATTTGGTTTGTGCTGCTGATAGAAAAAGGCTTTATTGGACAAATATTCAAGGGATAACACAACCAAAGGACAAAGGTATTTTATTAAAAGATATAGTGGTTCCTGCTGAAGATGTGCCTGATAAATATTGGTACAACAAGCCTTTTCAATACAATGGTGATGATTGCAAGGTTCAATGCACATTAGAACTTAATAGCCAAAGGCATACAAAAGAAGTTTATAACCTTAACGGAAAATGCAATACATTAACTTGTGTTAGTGGTGGTTATCAGGAAAAGAAAGTATATCAAGAAGGCAGATGCAGAAAGTTGCTTCCTGTTGAATATGAAAGACTTCAAACATTGCCTGATGGCTACACAGAAGGTATTGCAGATTCAAAAAGATATACAACAATCGGCAATGGATGGACAGTTGATGTAATTGCACACATCTTTTCATTCTTGCCTGATGAATATAAAAAATAGGTTGAAACACCTTGGTAAAGCCAAAAAGAAACATACACAAAGATGGCACTATAAAATATATCACAAATACTTATTGTAAGCCATTTTAAGCCCTGCCTGAAACATGGCAGGGGGAAAGGGGGCAATATGGCTTGGAACAAAAAATCTAAATATAAGAATAAAAAAGTTGAAATAGATGGAATTACTTTTGATTCCAAAAGAGAAGCGAGCAGATACCAAGAATTAAGACTACTTGCAAAAGCATCTGCAATTCAGGATTTATGCAGGCAAGTCAAGTTTGTTCTTATCCCTGCACAGTATGCTGTGGTTGATGGAAAAAGGAAATGCATTGAACGTGAATGTTCTTATATAGCAGATTTCACATATTGGGATGTAGACAATCAGGAATTGATTGTTGAAGATACAAAAGGCTTTAAAACAAAGGACTACATAATCAAAAGAAAATTAATGCTTCATGTTCATGGCATCAGAATCAGTGAGGTGTAAATATGAGTAAATCAAAAGAAATTCAGACAACAAGTGATTTAGTAAAAAAGATTCTTACAGAGGATAAAAGAGCAAGGAACAGTGACATATATTTGTATATCAAAGTGTGCGAAACACTCAATCCTGAAGCACTTAAACAACCTTTTATGGAAGTACATACACACTTGAAAGATTATGGCATTCCACCTATAGAAACTGTAGGCAGATGCAGAAGGAAAATCACAAGGGCATTTCCTGAACTAGCAGGGAATAATGCTGTTGAAGAACAAAGGATGCTTAATGAAGAAGCTTTCAGAGAATATGCAAGGCAGGTGAATGTGTAATGAATAAAATGCAGCAACAAATAAAAAAAGCAAAAAACAAAGGGTTATCCCCTTTGGAACTTGCACAGATGAAAGCTATTGCTAAAAAACACGCAGAAGCAATGGAACAGGAAGCAACCGAAAGGGCATTTTTATATATGTTGTCAATTCCATTAATCATATTATTTGAAGATTACTGGAAGAAAACAGCCAAGAAGAAAGCACCTAAATTTATTGAGGATGTGGCTTCACTGTATGAATCGGTTCAAATGGGTGTTGTAACAGAACAACAGCTTGCAGATTCCTTGTATGAATTAGCAGGTGTCAAGATAGAAGCAGAATGGTTAGAAAGAAGGTGTGGAACTAATGAACAATGTGAATCAGGGCAACAGTAAAAACAAAGAAATACTTGATTTCATAGTATCTTACATAAAAGAAAATGGTTATCCACCTGTAGTCAGGGAAATTGGGGATGGTGTGAATCTGAAAAGCACATCAGCAGTGCATTCACATCTGATGCAGATGAATAAAGAAGGTTCGATTGAAACGAATGGAAAACCAAGGGCAATAAAAGTCATAGGGTATGAGTTCAGGAAGATAGGACAAGAAGAACAGGTGGCAAAGAAAGTTGCACGATTTAACCAAGGTGCAACAGGTACATGGGGAATATGCCCTTCATGTGGAACAAATGACATTGAAAAACCTGAAAATTACTGTCATAAATGTGGAACAAAGCTTGATTGGGATAGATAAAAAGAAGGGAGTGTATAAGATGCCTGATAAAACAATTAAGGTTGCAGATTTAAAAGCCACTATGCTTGATAGTCTAATAGAAACATACTTAACTGTTGATGATAATGAAGTTATGGTTGAGCTTTTGCTTAATCAGATTTCAAATTATATTGATCTGTTATCAAATAAAAACCTAAAGGAAGCAGGTGAAGGCTATGGGAGTGAAAAGGATAGTTGATACATCTTTTTGGACAGATAACAAGGTGGATGATTTCAGCCCTGAAGATAAATATTTCATGCTTTATCTTCTGTCAAATCCATTCACAACACAACTTGGAATCTATGAAATAAGTGTAAAACAAGCAGCTTTTCAAATGGGTTATTCAGAAGATGCCTTCAATGTTCTTCTTGATAGGTTTGAAAAGAAATATAAAATCATAATCTATTCAAAAGAAACCAAGGAAATTGCAATCAAAAACTTTTTGCGACATTCAATCATGAAGGGTGGAAAGCCTGTTGAAGATTGTATCAAAAAGGAAATGTCAAAGGTTAAAAACAGAAGGCTTATAGGTCAAGTATTCAATTACATAAAAGATAAAGATGATCTGAATGAAACAGTTAAGAAGATTATTAATGAATATGAAATTGATAATGAGAATGACAATGACAATGACAATGACAATGAAGTATCGTGGTACGATTCGTATAACGAATCTTCGTTCATACAAAGTGAAACTAAGCCTAAGAAAAATAAACCTGTTAAACACAAATATGGTGAATATAACAATGTTCTTTTAACTGATGAAGAGTTGAAAAAACTAAAAACTGAATATTCAGATTATGAAGAACGTATTGAAAGATTATCTTCTTATGTTGCATCTACAGGCAAGAAGTATAAAAGCCATTATGCAACTATAAGGAATTGGGCTAGAAAAGACAATGAAGTCAAGCCTATAAGACAGACATACAAACAGCAGACCAAAGCTGATGAATTAAATGATTTCTACAGAATGGCTGCAGAATTTGGTGAAGGGGGAAATTAATATGACTAAACAGGAATTTGCAACATTTGCAATGGCATTAAGAACCTATTACCCAAAAGAAAACATCCTGCCAAATCAACAGGCAATGGAACTTTGGTATAGAGAGGTTTGTGATATTCCATACAATGTTGCTGAAGCAGCACTTAGAAAATGGGTAGTGAACAATAAATGGTCACCATCCATTGCAGACATAAGGGAAATGACAAGCACAGTGACACAAGGTGAGATTCCTGATTGGGGTGAAGCCTGGAACACAGTGTGCAGTGCAATAAGAACTTATGGATCATACAAGATACAAGAAGCAATGGAAAGCTTTGATGAACTTACATATAAGGCAGTGCAAAGATTAGGCTTCAGGAATTTATGCATGAGTGAGAATGTATCGGCAGACAGGGCAAATTTCAGGATGATATATGAACAGCTTGCAGAACGTAAAAGAAAAGAAGGCAATATGCCACCACAGTTGCAAGGACTTATTCAGGGCATTCTTGAAAGCAATAATCAATTAAGAATAGAACAGGGGGAAGAACAGTGACAGATGTAATCAAACTATTTGATGATGTAAGCAGAGCCTTAAAAGGCATAGATGAGAGATTGCGAGAAACAGAACGCAAGCTGAAAGAACTTGAGGAACGTGTCAAAGGGAAAGAGGTGGCAAAGTATGACAATAGATGAAGCAATAAGCAAGTATAGAAACAGGGTAGAGCAATATAAAGATTGGGATAATTTAAAAGATATTGCAGAAGAACACGAACAGCTTGCAGAGTGGTTGGAAGAGTTGAAAATATACAAAGAATGCAACATTTCTAAAACTAATTTTTCAAAAGGCTACACCAAGGCTATTGATGATTTTGCTGAGCAGTATAAGAAATCAAATGTCGTACCACAGGTCTATGAAAGAATTTTTAGAATGGTTCAACTTGGGGAAGATGATTTTGGTTCGGTTGCAATGGATATTGACAAACTATATTGTGATTTAGCTGACAAAGTTGCAGAACAGTTAAAGGCAGGTGGGGTTGAATGATAATGGATGATGAACATTATGATTATCTGATGAAGAAGAGAAAATCAGTATTAGAGAAATTACAGCCAATGTGTGATGCGTTTGGATATGATTGTGATTATGTTATCAATCGGAATTACGGACAAACAGAAACACTTGTCATAAATGGAACTAAGATAGGATGCACAGGCAATAGTGAATCTGCTATCATTCGTGAATTTATAGGTTATCTGTTTATAAAGATATGGTGCTATGACAGGGCATTTCCATTTAGAACACAGATTATGAATTGTGTTAAGAAGTATTGGTTGAATTAAAGGAAGGGGTGCAGACAATGAGTAAATATAATTCAGGAGATAAATTTGTTATTGAGGTAGAAACAGCATTTGGGCTTATGGGTGGTGATCCACTTTATACAATAAAAGGATTCAATGCATTGGTGTTTGATGATTATGGGTTGGATAAGTTGCAGAAGTATGATGAGGTCAAAGAAAGACTAGAACTGATAGATGAATTGAAACAGGCTGAATACAACAGGGGCTTAAAGGATGCTTGGGAGTTAGTTGAGAAGATATTTGAAATGCCAATAGATGAAAGAGAAATGGCATTAAGTATTGACGAACATTATCTTGAAGATATTTTAGTAAGACTTACACCACAAGAAGCACTCAAAAGACTAGAAGCCTATGAGGAAAGCAAGGCAATTAAGGTTGGGGATGTGGTAACGTGCTTCAATGATTACAAGGGTGTTGTTCTTGATCGTATCAGTGAACAGATAGATGTATTTACTGAAAATGGATGTGTTGAATGTTTGGTAACTAATGATGTAAAGAAAACCAATAAGCATCTTGACATAGAGCATCTTCTTGAACAGATAAGGGGGGAATAAACATTGGATGCAAAGAAATATCTTGAACAATATGAAAAGATAGACACTATGATCTTGAATAAAACTTTTGAAGCTGAAAAGTGGGATGCATTGGCACAAAGCATAACAGCATCAATAGGGAATGAAAGGGTTCAATCTTCAGGAAGTCAGCAGAAGATGGCTGATGCCATTAACAAGAGTATTGACATGAAATCAGAAATAGAAGCATTGGTAAGCAAGAAGAAGGAAATCACAGACACTATAGAGCAGATACCAATGCTTGAATATGACATATTACACAGGGTATACATACAGGGGAAAACATTAAAAGAGGTTCAGGCAGAAATGAAAAGACAGTACACGTGGATTACAACAGTACATGGAAGGGCTTTGCAGTATGTTCAAGAGATATTGGACAAGAGAGAATATGAAACAGTGTGACTTTCTGTGACTTTCTGTGACTTTTCGTGACTTTCTGTGACTTTCTGTGATTATTTGTGACTATTTTGGTATTGAATGCCAAAAACAAGGGTGTTATTATTATAATATAATATTATGTGAGTTATGAAAGGCATTGTCAAAAAACTTCCCCCTTTTGACAGTGCCTTTTTTCTATGCCTGCAAGGTTTTCTCCTTTTTCTTGCAGGCTGTTTGTAGAAAGGTATTGCCTTTTTTATAAAACACTAAAAATATTGCTTGAATAAGGGCAGGGTATATGGTAGAATATACCATATAGAAAGGTGGTGCTTTTATGGGGAGAAAGGCAATAGATTTAAGAGGTAATACATTTGGATATTTAACAGTTATAGCAAAAGACATTAGCACAAATAAGAATGCAAAATGGATTTGCGAATGTCAATGTGGGAATAAAATATCTGTTGAAAGTCAAAAGTTAAGAAATGCGAAAGTACAAAGCTGTGGTTGCAAAAGAGGTATATTAAAAATTCAAACAATGGGAACGCATGGACAGTCAAAATCGAGATTGTATAGAATTTGGCACTCTATGAAATCAAGATGCCATTATGAGTTTAAAGGCAGCGAAAGATACTTCGGAAGGGGAATTATAGTTTGTGATGAATGGGAGAATAGCTTTGATGCCTTTTATGAATGGTCTATGGCAAATGGATATGCTGATGATTTAACTATTGATAGAATAAATACAAATGGCAACTATGAACCTTCTAATTGTAGATGGAGTAATAAATTGACACAGGACAATAATAGAAATTCAAATAAGAAAATTGAAATAGATGGAGAACTTCACACGATTGCTGAATGGTCAAGAATTAGTGGTGTGAAGTATGAAACAATCAGGTCAAGAATAAAGAGAGGAAAAAAAGGAAAAGAGTTGATTAAGCAAGGCTAACAACCTTGCTTTTTATTATGTGCGAAAGGTGGTGTACAAGGTGAATGAAAGACAAAAAAGGTTTGCTGATGAGTATTTAATAGATTTGAATTGTGAAGCAGCAGCTATTAGAGCTGGGTATTCACCGAAGTATGCACGTGGCAATGCACATAAATTAGTTGCAAATGGTTGCATTAAACAATATATTGATGCGAGAATGGCAGAGAAAGAGAAATCATTGATTGCCGATCAGGATGAAGTTCTAAGATACCTTACATCTGTATTAAGGGGTGAAAGCCAATCTTCTGAATTAGTGTCAGAAAGTGCAGGTGGTGTCACAATAGCCAAGGAAATGAAGAAGTCACCATCTGAAAAGGACAGATTGAAGGCTGCTGAACTTCTTGGAAAGAGATATGGCATATATACAGATAGAATTGAAACTGATGTTGATATGGAATTGAATATCAATATTGATTATGGGGAAGGTGATGCTTAGTGAACATCACTGTTGAAATGAATCCTTCTTTCAAAGAAGTGGATTCAAGCAATAAAAGATATATAATCATGAAAGGTTCAGCAGGTTCAGGAAAATCAGTTGATACAGCTATGAACTATATATTAAGGCTTATGAGAGATAAGGGAAGAAACCTTGTCTGTATAAGAAAGGCTGATATAACGAATAGAGATAGCACCTATGCAGAATTGACAGGTGCTGTTTATAAGATGTTTGGGGATAAAGCTGATAAGTATTGGGATATTAAGTTAAGCCCTTTACAGCTTACCTGCAAGGCAAATGGCAACAAGATAATATTCAGG